AATCGGATGTATTTACATTAACTTCTGATGTGCCGTTATATTCCTTGTTGTTAATGGTGAGTTTTTTAAATTCGGCAATACCGCAATCACCGGGATCACCCTTATCACCTTTGTCGCCTTTGTCACCTTTAGAACCGTTTTTTGTGGTAACAAAATAGGAAACGCCGTTTGTCTTGGTAATTTCAATATAGTTTGTACCGCCGTCTTCCTCGGAAGTGATTGTTTGCTCGATGTTTTCAATACCGACACCTTCGCCGCCTTCTGATTGGCGTTCCGTCACTTGCACAGCCGCGCTGTTCAGATCAATGACAATTTCGATAAATTTATCCTTGAATGATCTTCCGAATACAGCAGTTGTGCCGGGCATTTTTACAAGAGGAACGTAATCGGCATAATTCAGTAGACAACAAATAGAACGATATTCCCCAAGTGCTTTGATGATTTCCGATCCGGTTTTATCGCAGCTATAACCGTTTTCATCATCACCGTCAACACCAATTACAAAATCGGATGTATTTACATTAACTTCTGATGTGCCGTTATATTCCTTGTTGTTAATGGTGAGTTTTTTAAATTCGGCAATACCGCAATCACCGGGATCACCCTTATCACCTTTGTCGCCTTTGTCACCCTTTGCGCCCTTGATTGTAACAGGGACACCGTCAATGAAGAACTTTGCCAATTTAACCCAGTTACTTGTTTGACTAGGATCAAACAATTCAATCACCTTGTAAATAGTGCCGCTGTTCAATTCTAAAACAAGGTCACTTATCTGCAATGTTCTGTCGGCAGGAACGTTGAATGCAGAAGGGCTGTACCATTGATGCGACCCAAGATCGGTAAACTCTCCTGCGTACATAGACAAACCATCCGCACCGTCTTTACCGTCCTTTCCGTCCATACCGCTGCCGCCCCCCTCGGATTTAAGGGATTGCAACCATTCTTCCTCTGTCCCTTGAAAGCCATGTATCACGGCAATTTCATAAGCGGATTTTCCGTGAATGGTATTGGGGGAGAACACGCCCCCTTTTATCGCATTTTTCGCTGCCGCTTTTCCGATTAAGTTCATATTATACTCCTTTCTGCATAGCCATTTAACGATAAATACCCATATCAAATGTTTTAATACAGCTGCTATCTTCTTGACCTGTTTCCACATCTGTTTGCTGTTGAAATGCAATCGTTATTTTGAATTTATCGGATGCTGCCCCCACAATATTGATTGCAGCGTGTTTGTCAATAAATTCTTTGCTGTCTACGGTAAAAATGGTTTTGTAAAACGATCCGTTTCTTTGCAGATTTACAGTAAATTTACCTTTTCCATACAATGAAACATCAAGCATATGGAAAGTGTTTTGCAAAGACGGAACATCCAACATAAGGCGCGAATAGGTATCATATACAACTTCCACATATTTTTCACCGCCGCCCTCTACGATCATAGGTGAGCAATTGCTATAAGTAAACGGCTCTATCTTTTCAAAATAATGGTGAAAATCATATATCATTTTGTTTTTTGTGATATCGATATTTCCAACAACATCAAGCATAGCCACATCCCCAATATACGCATTTGACCTCTTGGTATTAACAATGCTGACAAAATCACTCACCTTGTTGTCTGCAATATACAGATTGTCAACAGAAACAGAAGAGACGATATCGATCGCCTTTGAATTACCGCACCCTCTTATCACATTCCCGATAATATAAGTGTAATCGGTAATGGCTTTTTCTCTGAACGTCTTAATGCCGCTTCCTGCCGTATTCAAAATAATGTTGTTTGCTATATACGCAGGGAAAGAATTCGCATACCAAATCCCCTCAACGGAAGGTGTGGGCTTTGTTTCCTTTTCAACGCCTGTGCCGTCAATATAATTGCCTACTATCTTTAAATATGCACCCTCTATGCCGTTTTCTCGGCTTCTGAGTATGGTATTGTTCTCGCAAACAATACCGCTGCCATTGGGTGAAAAAATACCGTTGCAACCAACACCGCTTCCGGTAGGATTGTATTTTCCGCAATCACAAATATAGTTCCCGGAAATAACACCGCTGATCTGCGTAGTGCCGAATGTACTGATAGCGCGATAATCATTTGAGTCAAATCGGCAATCTTTTACGATCAAATTACCGCTATCATGACAGAATACACCACCATGACCGTGGCAACGGACAAACACCGAGTTATACACAGAAAGATTATAACCGCCGCTTGCATGAATGCCGCATCCTTGATAGGTCACATCAATACCGGCATCCGTTCCGATGTTTTCAAATCGGCAGTTTCGCACCGTCAAATCTGCATTTGCTTCCATTGTGACAGCGTTTTTGTTGGTATCTTGGAAATTGACACCGCTTAAATACACCTTTGCACCCTTGATGCGCAATCCTTTTCCGGTAATGACTCCAGACATACCAACTATACTGATATCTTTTGTGATTTCTACGTTTTTCGCAAAATAGTATGTGCCAAACGGTAAAAGTAGCGTCCCACCCTTTTCAATGGCTTCTATGGCTTTTTTGAATGCACCGCTATCATCCGATACACCGTCACCGACAGCCCCAAACTGTTGCGGAAGTGTATTGGCGGCAATATCATCAATTGTTTTTCTTAACCGTTCAACCGCCCTTGATACCGCTTGATTTTGTACAGGGTTCATCGATCCTAAATCAAGCTCCGCATCCACAAAAGGCAAATCATCTTCGGTAGGGATATACTTTTCAATATCCGCTCCCTCGGGAAACAGCTTGAACACCTTCGCTCCGTCTTCGTCATAGCCTATAATCGTCTGTGGATCGGAAAGAGGATTTAATTCTACTTCGTACCAATAATCGGTAGGCTTGCTGATTACTTCCCCAATTTTGGTATCGTTCTCGTCAAGGAAAATCTCTGCTTCCAAAGTAGCTGCAGTAATGGGAAAATCCTTTTCCAAAACAACATTTTCGCAGTTCTTTTTGCCGTAAACCTTCATGCGCAGAAGATCCCCCGGCTTGAATGTATACGGCGTATTATCGGTTGTATTGACAGCGTTCACGTTAAAACACAAGATATCTCCGCGCGTTACATAAATTGATTTATCATCGTTTATCTGAAACATTTTTTCTCCGCTCCTTTCTTTTTGTCAGCATAGAAATAAATACTTCTATATTCACAAAAAGAGGGGAGCTGTTACACTCCCCTCGCAAGGCTTATGCTAAACGCATTGTTTTTCCCTTATAGGGACGGTATAGCCTTTTTTGTTGATTATACTGGTGCTTTGATAACCTGGATGCGTTTTTCGTCAATAACCTTTGCACCGAAGGTATAAAGACCGCGTACCTCGTCACCGAAATAGTCGCGGCTGCGCTGTGCTTCCACTTCGTTGATTTGTCCGGCAAATGCAATTGCCTTCTTGCCGCGTACAGACATATACACGTTGGTAGTGTCCTTTGCCATGTTGTTAGACATGATTACATCGAAGGTATCATACTTGCCGACAACGCCCTTTGCGATCAGCTCGGGGTTGTTTGTAGAGGTAGTGATCAGATAGTTTTTGAACAGATTATAGTAAGCAGGGGTAATTTCGATTACGCCCTCTTCGTCAAAATCACGCTCACGCAGTTTTACAATTGCTTCATCCACAGCCTTCTTGAATGCTTCCTCGCTCTTTGCAGAAGCGGTGGTTACGTTGGAAGTCACGCCCTTGATCAGATTTGCGACATAGGTATCAGCTGCAATAGCAAGACCGTGGGAAGATTTGCGCTGATACTCTTCCTTCAAACCGGGTACGCTCTGTGCCTGGTCAATATCGTCAACAAAGAAGGAGAAGGATCGACCCTGGTCAATCACCAAATCCTGTCCTCTGTCGGTCATTTTAGGGTACTGCAAGGGAGTAGAGCCATCATATACAGAGATAGTAGGCTCACCAACGCCCAAAATCTTTACGGTTCTTGCAAATTTGCAATCACCTTCATAGGATCGCAGACAGTTGTCTACGAGTTTGCATTTGAGTTCAAGATCATCCTGAATCTTCTTCGACCATATTGTCTGAATAAAATGAGTTACTGCCATATTTTTTTACCTTCCTTTCATGGCTTGGAAGTATGCTTTATCTCCACTTCGACATGGAATTTTCAACCGCGCGGAGTAGGGCAGGGTTCTTGTCAAAATCCTGCTTGGTAAACCGTACAGCTTCTTCATAGGTGTAATAATCTTTAATACCCTTATCATCCGATGTGGTATTCTTCATACTTCCCATTGTTCTGATTTCTTTCTTGGGTTGTGTTTTGGTAAATTGGTCATAGACCTGGGTAATGGGAATGTCAGAACGGAACATACCTGCAAACTCACGAAATTCGGGGCTGTTGTAAATCTCCTCGGAAACACCGATTTTGGAAAGCTCGTTTTTTCTCTCCGCATTTTGTCTGTGCTTGCAAAGTTCATTAAATACCGCTTTTTCTCTTTCGGTCATGTTCTCAGCGCCGATCTCGGAAAGGCGATCAACCTCTTCGCATACCTCTTCATATCCGGCATCGATAACCTCGCTTGCTTCTGCCTTGGCAAGCGTTTCAATATCCTTTGTAGAATATTTGGGAGTTTTCTTGATCTTGACGCCTTTTGTTTCGTAATATTTTTGCAGCGAATTGTCAAGTTCTTCGACACTCTTATCTTCGCCAATGCCCGTGCCCACTTGCAGAGTATTCACAAGGCTACCGTATTTACGGTTATAGTCCTTTTCTACTCTTGCCTTGGCGCGTGCCTTGGCTTTGCCAACGATCGCATCCACCTCTGCCTGGGTATATTTCTTCTCTTCTCGTTGGGTTTCTTCTGTGGTGTTCTCCACGTTTTCAGTAACATTTGTCACAAGGTTTTCGTTGTTTTCCATACAAACTATCCTTCCTATTTTTGATCGGGTTTGTTTCCCATATTCCGTTTGAGTTTATCGACTTCACGCATGGTCACGTATAAGCAAAATAACGCCGTTTAAGGTGTTATTATTCTTCGATGGGTTCTTGTTCCTCTAGGGCTTCTTCTTCGCCCTCGGGGGGCAGGATTTTTAGCCGTGGGGGCATTTCCTTGCATCATAGAAAGCTGCATTTGCGCATCTGCCACTTGGGATGCCTGCTCGTCAATATCTCCCATTAAGAATTGATTTGCATTTTGCATCATTGCCTGCGCCTTCGCTTCGATCTTTGCAATCTTGAGCTGTTCTTCCTTAATGTGCTTTACCGCTTCCTTGATCTTCATTTTCGGGGCAACGGAATCATCGTCAAGGATTTCAGCATATACATCCAGTTCTCCCACCCTCTGTGCGGACAATAGCCCTTGCAAGAGTAGGTTTTCGATGGTTTGTTCTTGTGCAAATTTATCGTATACGCCCTTGGGGGTCACATCGATCTTGACGGTAGCCTGCAATTGCTGTAATACGCTCTGCGGCACATTCACCATCTGTATGACTTCTTCCCCGGTGGAAGGATCAACCGTCTTTTCCTCTAGGTTTACGCCATTTTCCGCATATACAATCAGATATTCAAGCCAAATTCTAGCCAAATCCTCAATGAAGTTTTTGAAGCTTTCCTTTTGCTCGGTCATAGGTGCTTGCGATGCCTGCTGTACCGCGAGAATGGCGCGCCCTGATGCGCTTTCGGGATTGACTTGCCCTGTTGCCGTATCACCTGCACCTGCCAAATCGCGCGTTGTCTGTATAAGTGATTCTTGCAGCTCCTTGACATCGGGTGACATTTGCGCAGGGGGAATAGTACCGATGATCTTTTTTACATCGTCTACTGTCTGATCGTTTGTCTTGATAATGCCGCCTACGCGATTGATCTCCTGCGGATTGGTGATCTTGTGAATGTTAACAACCTTTTGCGGAAATGCTTGATATTTCACCGTCAGCACGCGTCTGACCTCGGTACGGTTTACTTCTATTTGGTTCGGGATCAGATATCTTACCTCGCCCTCACCCCTTGCCGACCCTTCTTTTTCTTCCCAGTTAAAATGTGCAACAGGATAGAGCGAAAGCCCGGTGTCAACATCTTCTACGATAGTGACAAGCTTAGATGCTGCGGAAAAATGAACAGTGCCATTCTTCTTGTACATCTTGTACACAATGGTTACTTGATTATCGACCTCTTCTTTGGCAGCTTCTCCGCTTTCCTCAAACGTGTCATTGTCCGGGATGATCAAATCCTTTTTGCCATCACTCATGCCCTCGGAAAGTGCAAGCTCGATAGCGTTGACAAGCGGCATCCTCTTGCGTATAAGGATATACGGCTGCGCCTGGATATCATCATCATTTTCGTTG